CTATTGATGAAGTTGGTTTGAGATATGAAGCTGCTATCCCTGACACATCTGTTGGAAGAGATATCATAACGCTATTAAAAAATAATACTTTAAGTGAAAATAGCTTTGCATTTGTAGTTGAAGATGATTCTTGGGAGGTCAAAGAAGGTCAAAATATCAGAACAATCAACAAGGTTTCTATGTTAGCGGATATTTCGCTCGTATCGTATCCCGCCTATTCTAGTGCTAAAACTGTTGCACTTCGTTCAATGGAAGCATGGCAAAAAGAAAATGAAGAAAAGATATTGCAAGAAAACCTAACGAAAGAGAAGGAAGAAAGAGAGAAGGAAGAAGTGGATTTAACAAAACGCTCTCTCGCTGAGCTGCGTTTGTCTATCATAAATAAATTTTAATTTAAACTGTAAACACAAGATGAAAACATCTAAATTCTACACAGAAGAGAGAGCAAGCATCGTTGAGAACCTTACAGCAATTGTTGACTCTGCAAAAGCAGAAGGTCGCGAATTGACTGAAAGCGAATCTACTAACTTTGATTCTTTGTCTGAAAAAGCTGGTGCTTTAGAAGCACAAGCTAAAAGAGCTGCACAATTTGAAACATTGAATGCTGCTAAAGCTGAAAAAGCTGAAAAAATTGAGGAGGTTGAATTGCCAAAAGAATTGAGAGATTACTCTTTTCAAGAAGCAATGAAACAAGCATACTCTGGCCGTTTATCTGGCTTGACCGCTGAAATGGATCAGGAAGCTCGTAGAGCTCACCCAAACCAAATGTTCAGAGGTGTTGCTGTTCCTAGTGCTGTTCTTGAGGCTCGTGCCGTAGGTAATGCTGCCACGAATCCAACCGAAGTAATGTCTTTTACTGACCAACTTCAAGCGAATCTAGTTTTAGCAAGCGCGGGAGCAAATTTTTACTCATCAATTGCTGATCAAAAATTCCCTGTAATGAGTGGAATCTCCTCTTCATTTGTTGCTGAAACTGGTGGCAATGTTGCTGCTGCTGGAACTGCTACTTCATCTACTTTGAGTCCCAAGAAAATGATCTCAATTGTAGAAATTTCTGCTGAAGCAATGGCTCAAAATGCTGGTGTTGAGGCTGCTGTTCGTAAGAACTTAGCTATGAGCATTGCTTCCACTTTGGAAAAAGCATTGTTAGCTGATGCTAATATAACTAATGCTCCAGCTTCTATCTTTGCTGGCGCGGCTGCTCAAACTGTAGCAGGTGCTGCTCCTACTATTGCTGAGCTTTTAGCAATGGAATCAGAGTTGATCTCTAATGGTGTTAACTTAGAAGGCGCAAGAATGGCTTGGTTGCTTGATGGTGGTGCTTTGTCTGAGGCTAGACAATTAGCACAAGTTGCTAATGTTTCTCCTGCTTATGATAACGTTGCTAAAGAATTACTTGGCTACTTTGCATTTGCTTCCTCTAATGTAGGAAATGAAGCGGGAACTGGTACGAATTACCTACTAGGAGATATGAGTAAAATCCACATCGGTTTCTTCCAAGGTTTAGATTTACTTTTTGATCCTTACACTAACGCAAGCGCGGGAACTGGTCGATTGATTGCTACATCTTTATGCGATGGATTAGCTACTCAAAACAATACTGCATTTATCCGAGTTGATAACGCGTAATTGAATTGAATTTAATAAGAGGGAGTTGGGGAAGCTCGCTCCCTCTTTTTTTAACTTACTGACATGATAAGAGATTTTCTAAGAAATTACAAGCAAAATAATGTAGGACGGCTTCGATATCACTCCACCAATACAGTGACCGAACCAATTACACTAAACGAGGCAAAAGCACAATTGAGAATTGATCTGTCATTCACTGATGATGATACATACATCAATACTCTAATCGCTGTTGCTCGTAGTGCTTGTGAGAATTATCTTGGATATATGCTTGCAAGAAATTCAAAAATGAATTTTTATCTTGATCAATTTCCTGATGAATCAGTTATTCATTTGAACGGAGTTTGGAATCCTGGAGCAGTTGCAATAAGTTACTATGATACAACTGATACTCAAGTTATTTGGGCTTCAGGATATAACGTTGATATCCATTCACAGCCAGCTAGAATCTTTCTAAGTGACTCTACTAGCTATCCTGATACATCGGACAATATACCAAGTGGAATAAACATAGATATGACAAATTGCGGGCCTGTTGCGGCTGATATACCAAAAGCAATTCATCAAAGCATGCTTTTAGTGATTGGTAGATATTATGAATTAAGGCAGGATGTGGTGACTGGAACAATAGCAACTGAGATTCCTAAAATGACAGAGCACTTATTGAATCCTTATAGAGTGGTTGGATGTTAATAGGAAGATTAGATAGACGAATTACAATCTACCAAAGAAACTTTCAGCAAGATGTTTATGGTGGGCAAGAGATCAGAGGTGTAACGAGCACAGTTACCGCCTGGGCTAGGATAGAGTTTAAAGATGGCTCAAGCAAGTTTGATGCTGATGCTTTTGTTACTAACGAGCCAGTGAGAATGATTATAAGATACACAACGAATATAGGTACATCCCCAGAGTTTTACATTAACTCAGCTGACTATGGTGACTACATCATTCGCTCAGTTCAAGAGATGGGGCGTAAAGAAGGATTGATTTTATTATGCGACAATAAAAACGTAGCTGGAATTTTAGACTAATGGAAAACGTTATTCAATTTGATAAAAACGAAATGAAACAAATCATCAAAGATTTGGATCAGTTATTTCCAGACTCAGACACCAAACTGAGAATGCAGCTAAGAAGCGCGCTAAGAAAAGCTGCTAAACCCTTAGTCCCAGAGATTAGAAAAAATATCGATTCAGGATTACTCTCATTATCTAAATGGAAAAACAAAAGGGGAGCTAGGGCCTCTGAAGCTCAATCAGGTCAACTTAAAAAATCCATTGCAATAATAAACGGGAAAGTTTCAAGAGGGCGCAAGCCAGCGGTTTATGTAGGCCCAAGAGTAAAAGGAGCTTGGGCTTCCAAAGATAAAACGGGATTCTATTTTTATTTTTTAGAGTATGGAAAGGCTGGCATCCCAGCAAGAAGGATGCTTGATGCAGCTGCTCTAGCAAAAGGAGGAGCGGCAATGAGCAGCGTGATTAGCCAATTAAAAACCCTTATCGCTAAACGGTGGGCAAAAAAACAAGGATAGAATGGATGTAGGAAAAGCACTTATAAACATTTTAAATGCAGATTCAGCTATCACAGCATTGATTGGAGCTGGAGGATCAGCTACTGGAATTCGTTGTTTTCCTTCAGCTTATCGTGTTCCAGCGACTATGACCACCCCCTTTATGACCTATCAGGTTGTTTCAGATGTACCTAACAATACGAAAAACGGAGTATCCGAATATGATTATGTGACCGTACAGATTAACGTTTACGATACTGGTTATGAAGATTTGCAAACATTGGTGGGGCTTGTTAGGACAGCTCTTGATTATGTGAGTGGAACTTTCAACGGAGTTGTAGTTGATAAGATATTTTTCGAGGGTGGCTCTGATGCTTTTGATGATACCTTTGGTGACAATGGGATATATCAATATAGCATGGATTTTAGATTTAATTTAAACCTTTAGGCATAAATAGCAAATAATAATATTAAAATTATGGAATATAAAATATACAAAGATTGCACATTCAGAGCCGATAAATTTGAAAAAGGGAAAAGTTATAAACTGACCTCTAAGGAGTACCGATGCTTAAAAGCAATGGGGGTTCTTGATGCACCTAAAAAAACTAAAAAAGATTCTGTTAAAAAAACAGACTTAACTAACTAATTATTAACAACTTAACTTAAAAAACGATGGCTATATTTAATGGCACAGACTTGGTTCTTACACTTGACAGTGTAGCTGGCGGAACTGAGTACAAATTGATGCACGCTACAAGCTGCACACTTTCAACTTCAGTTGATACAATTGATATTTCTAACAAAGATTCTCTTGGTTTTCGTGACTTATTAGGAGGGCAAAAATCCTTTTCTCTATCAGCTGATGGATTGATGGATTTTGTTTCTACTGGTAGCACAACTGATCCTGATGAATTGTTTACAGCAATGCTAGCAAGAGACCCTCTTGGATTTACTTTTGCTCTAGCTACTCCAGCTGGATACAAGTGGACAGGGGAAGCTATCCTTACTTCTTTAGAGGTGACTGGCGGTGTGGAAGATGCACCCACTTATAGCGTTTCGTTAGAAGGAACGGGAGTAATAGCAAAAACCGCTGTTTAATTTATTTCGTTGGTTGGGGTTGGGTTTCGGCCCTCCTCAGCCAACTTTTTTAACTAACTAAAAACCAACGAAAAATGTTTGAAGTAGTAATACTAAACGGTAAAGATTACGCTGTCCGTTTCGGCATGAATTCCTTACGCCTCTTTACAAAAGAAACGGGAAGGAGTTTGCAAGATTTAGAAAAGCTAGGGGCTGATATATCTTTAGATGATGCTTGCTGTTTGATTAAAGCAGGCCTAGTAGATGGAGCGCGCAAAGCTGGTAAGGAGTTCAACATGACCACTGAGGACATTGCTGATCTTTTAGATGATGATTTTGACGCGTTGCAAAAGGTACTAGATGTGTTTTCAGAGCATTTTTCTGCTAAGCAAGAGAATCAGGGAAAGGGGAAAGGGGAAAAAAAACCCCTGAAGAAAAAATAGAGTGGGATGATTTGGAGGCTAGAGCCTACTCTTTTGGATTGCAGCCTGTAGAATTTTGGGAGTTGACTTTTCATGAATTCTTTTTAATTCAGAGAGGAGCAGTAGAAAAGGAAAAAGCTAAACAAAAGAGCGACTGGGAAAGAACAAGGTGGCTGGCTTGTATAATGATGCAGCCCCACAAGAAGAAAGGCCAAAACTTGCAACCCCAAGATTTGATAAAATTTGACTGGGAAAAGAAAGAGGAAAAGAAAGAGGCTGAAGAAAGAAAGAAAGCAGCTCTGTACGCTATAAAGAAATTTAAGATTGAACTTCCTAAATAGGGAAATAATATAGAGGAGTAAAATGGGAGAAAAAAAACTATCGGTCAAGCTGTTACTTAATGATAAAGAGTTTAAAACTGGACTAAGAAAAAACTCAAAACGCTTAAAAGATTTAGGGAAAAGTATGCAAGAAACGGGCCGAAATTTATCGGTCAATTTCACTCTTCCAATTTTAGCAGCTGGAGCAGCTTCTGTAAAAATGGCCTCTGATTATGAAGAATCTCTCAATAAAACAAGAGTAGCTTTTGGCGAGTCTAGTGCTTCAGTGGAGGCTTTTTCTAAAACTACGTTAACCAGTTTCGGAATAGCTGAAGGGAGTGCCTTAGAGATGGCTTCTCTTTTTGGGGATATGTCAACATCAATGGGGCTAAATCAAGAGACCGCTGGAGCCATGAGTACGTCTTTAGTCGGTTTAGCTGGTGATTTAGCTTCTTTTAAAAATATTGGTATTGAACAAGCTCAAACCGCACTAGCTGGAATCTTTACGGGTGAAGCTGAGTCTCTTAAAAAACTTGGGGTTATTATAACGGAAGCCAATCTTAAGCAGTTTGGATATAATAAAACAATGAGCGAAACTGAGAAGATCGGAATCCGATACAAAGCGGTAATGGCTCAAACAGCGAATGCTCAGGGTGATTATATAAACACTTCCGATGGATTAGCGAATGCAACTAGGACACTTCAAGAGTCTATCAAAGAGCTAGCCGTTGACCTGGGTGATGTCATTATGCCTCTTGCACTAGCTCTCACATCTAGACTACAAAAACTTGTGAATGGATTTAAAGGCTTATCAGACGGCACTAAAAAAACTATTATTGTAATAGCTGGAATTGTAGCAGCGATAGGGCCAGCGGTCTTTTTATTCGGAAAACTCGCTACCGTTGCTGGGGCTGCTGCAAAAGCACTTAGATTTGTAAATGCAGTAATGAGAGCCAATCCGATAGGCTTATTGATTACCGCGATTGCATTAGCTGTCGGGGCCATTATATTTCTAGCAACCTCCTCTAGTGACATGGCCGTTAATGTTAGAAACGCATTTAGAACTATGGTCAACGGAGTGATTATGTTTTTAAATCAATTGATAGCAGCTGCTAACAAAATCCCACGCATTGACATCCCTTTCATTGATTTTTTAGAAAAGGAAAAGCCAGCTGAAAAGATAGCAGAAACCGCTAAAGCCGTTGATAATTTAGCTGCATCAACGTTTGATCTTGATAATGCTCTTGGTAAATTGGGTAAGACAAATAAGAAAAAACCATTTGAATTTACCTCTGTAAAATCAAAAGGGGCTTCAGCTGTTGACCTCCCTGGAGTCGATGGCTCTAAAGCTCCTACAATGGCTAAGATTGAAATGCCTGAGATTGAGAATACGGAATCGGGTGCTTTTGGAATGTCTGATGATTATTGGGAAAACATGGCTGGTCAAGTACAAAACTTTGGCCAAATTGCTGGTGAGGTTTGGGGTGCTTTATCTGAGTCCATGGAGAGCTTTTATGCGAGGCAAATGGAAAACGTGGAAATTGAAAAAAATGATGCTCTTCTAAAACTAGAGAGAGAGCATGGTTACACAGCTATGCTTCTTGAAGAAGATAAAAAAAGATTCAATTCAATGAGTGCTCAGGAAAAAAGAGAGTTTAAGCTAAAGGCTGATTTTGAAAAAAGAAAATTAGCAATTGAAGAAGATGCTGCAAAGAAAAGCCGCGCAATCCTTAGAAAACAAGCTAAAATGAATAAGGCTACAATGGCCCTAAATGCTGCCGTCAACACGGCAGCTGGTATTACGGCTGCTCTTGCAAGTGCTAACGTCCCGCTTTCGGTTGCTATTGGTATCGCTGGTGCAGCGCAAGTAGCTAATATAATAGCAGCCCCCCTTCCAGCTTTGGCCGATGGAGGAATCGCTTTTGGCCAAAGTATTGTCAACGTTGGGGAGTACAGTGGCGCGAGCGTAAATCCAGAGGTTATTGCTCCCTTATCAAAACTACAATCTCTAATGGGGGGCAGTTCGGTTGAGGTTTATGGAACAATATCAGGAGAGGATATTGTTTTAAGTAGTAGAAGATATGAAGATACATTTAATAGAATTTCATAATGGCACTCGGGAACCTTAGACAATTTGCTCAGTTTCAATCAGACAGGGGGACTTTTTATAAAGTAGAGATATACGATGAAGATTGGGCTGGCGCATCATCGGAGTTTGATCTTGGCCCGAAAGGATTTAATTTGACCTGGGAAGGCTCTAGTAAAAAAAGATGGCATCCCATGCACGCCAGTAATTTAACTTTTACTTACTTTTCTCAAAATGCCACAGATGATACTTTCACAACAGATTTAAGAACTAGAGGGCAGGGCAAAATACGAATTAAAGTTTTAAGGGGCACGTCCTTAAATCCTACTGCAATCTATTGGGTGGGGACAATATTAACCGACACTTCTACCTGGAGAGATGAATCTAATCCAGCAGCATATAAATTGAAAGCAGTGTGTGGACTTGCTTTACTTAAAGGAAAAGATTTTGATACCTCTTGGAGTATCGGAGCTACAGCTCAACAGACTTGCATTCAGATTATTCAAAGGATGCTTCTTTGGACTAATACGGGGGAATTCTTTGCTGCTAGTGATGACTACTTGAGAACCAGTGTGAATTGGAGAGAGGATGCAATGGCAACAGCTGGGACAAACTTTGATCCTTTAAACCTCTCGGCAGTAATTCCTAAAAGAGCATATAATGCAGTCACTACAAATAACGTCACCGTTCCACAATCAGCGTATAATGTTTTACAAGATATTTGTAAATGCTTTGGGGCTAGAGTTTATTTTTCTAATGGCATGTGGAATATTATTCAATCAGACATTTACCACTACATGCCCCTAGCTGGAGTCAATGGAAAGTATTGGATTTATGATTACGACTCTTCCCTCGGTAGCTTTGGAACTTTTGACGAATCTTACCCTATTGATAATGTAGATATTTTCCAACTTGCTGGGAGAACAAGCAGCTTGTTCCCACCTCTTAAAAGGGTAGATTTTCAATATAGCAACTGGGGAGCAGGAGTGTTCAATACTACATTACCAACATTTTACCAAGGGGAGGCAGCTGGAGCTTTTACTGACATTGGATATGTGGTGAGCGGTTTAGATATTACTATTGGACTCTATGAAAACGGAATCATAAATCAAACTAGTGGAACGTTAACTGGAGAGGTTACGGCTTATCTTCTTATTCATGTTAAGATAGTCAATGCCGCTGGGGTTGCTTATTATCTACAGACAGATGCAAGTTTTGGAACAGGAGCAAGTTTTTATCTAGTCATTGCTAACATGTGGGATTCAA